TAAATTACTATATTTTGTATTGAAATTTTCTATCAAAAACTTATAGGCTAACAATCTTACGTCTGCACTTTGACTTCCATAAACATCCAAACTTTCTTCTCCACTCTTCTTTTCTTTTGTTAAATTTTCCACGACATATTCACGTGACTCCAATATTTCAGTCATGTCAAACTTAACTTCTTGATCTGTTTGATTTTCAAAAAGCTTATATACAGATGCGTATAATTTATAATTTGGAATTTTGTTCTTTAAAAATTCATCAATATTATACTTTTCTTTTATCTCTTTAATAATATTATACTTCTGTTTATTTAATTCACGTTCGTCTAATTTAGATCTGGTCTGTAGTACCACGGTTAATATACGATCAGCAGAATTTTCATCTTTACTGGACTGCTGTAGTATAAAATTATATAGTTGCGCTTCTTTGCCAAGTTCTTTACTTTCGTGGAAATACTTAAACATTAAGTTTTTAGTAAACGACTCATCTCTACCCGCCAAAATATCAGATGTTATTTGACGTGTAAGAAGCTCAAACAATATCCCAGCATTCTTAAATTTCGAATGTTTTGCTTTCTTATGCATATTATTATTTATAAATATAGATAAACTGTGTAAATATATAGGAATTGTGTTATTCTTTTACATTTATTTCATCCATGTAAGATTTTTCATCTCCTTCTCTCAAAATTTTCTTTTCATCGTCTACAGTATTTAACATATCACTTAAACCTTTAAGTGATTCCAGTGATAATGGCGATTTGTTTTTATATTTATGTGTTATGGAAAGATCCGGTTTTCTATTATTTTCTAAATTACCGAGGGGATCTTCTCCATATGGATATTTACTTGCGTCTTTTCTGCCAGTTTGATCTCTTTCCGCTAATTTTGGGGGCGATCCACTAGGTGTACTTTCTTTATCCGCTGGTTTTTCTTCCGTTGGTGACTTTTCAGCTGAAGTATCCGTTGGTGATATTGTATCTGATGCTTCCGTATCAGCAGCTGCATCACCAGTGTCTCCCTCATCTTTATCGTTAGATTGTAAGAATTTAATTGCTGGATCGTTACCTTCTTCTTCGATTTGTTTAAATCTATAAGTTCCTTTAGCATCATCAATTAATTGTTTTTGTAAATCGATCATATCCTGATCGCTCAAACCGAAAACATTTTCATAAATCCACTTTTTACTAAAGAATTTATTCTCTTGCATGTCTTTGCCAACTTCAACTTTACTCTTCCAAACATCGATCTTTTCTTTTTCAAATATTGTAGACGGATTTGTTAACTCTAATGTAAAGTCTACTAATGATTCATCACGATAACCCTGTGAATACAAGTGAATAACTGCGATCTTATTTAATTCACTAACAATGATTCGTTGTACACGTTGAATTGTACGTGCAAAACGTATATCTTCAGCTGCTAATGTAGCTTTACCACTAAGCGATTCGTCGTATCCTAAAAATGCTTTTGGAATCTTAAGTGCTGCCATCATCTTGTTACGTAGATATTCAATATCATCTGTTCCGGTCCATTCAAGACCAGGCAAATTATCAATACTAGTACCACTATCACTCCCACGGACAGGTAAGAAAAAGTCTTCTACCATGTTTTGTAGATTGAATTTTAAATTATAATCCCCAGTCTGTTGATCCAAATATGGAGTCTTTTTCATTTGGTCCATAATACGTTGCATATGATTATCAACTTCATTTGGAGGAATATTACCAATGTCAACTTTAAAGATTCTCTTTTCCGGAGCACGCATGATACGGTGAATTAACATTGCGTCTTCCATCAAACTCAACTGTTTCCATACACGTCGAGCACCTTCTAACATACTCTTACCATATGGCAAGAAGTTGCTATCACTTAACAAACGGAAGTGTGCAATTTGATAATTTTCTAAATCTTCAAGTTTGTTTCCGTATGGGAGATTAACTTGAAATTTAACAAAGCTCTTGTTTGTTAATTGCGCATTTTCTACACGGGTAACATAATAGGTGCTTAATGGTTCAACTAAATAGACTCCGTACTCAGGACTAATATGTAAACGAAGATAAAAATCTCCATACTTAACCATACATCGAGTCCAACTCCATAAATTAAATTCAATGTTCAGAATATCATAGAATAAGTTATGAAGAATATTTTTGATTTCATCATTTGTAGACTTAATATGTAAAATATCACCCATTTCATTTCGCGTTGTACATTCATCTGCATAAATGTCCAATGCAGAGGCTAGAATTGGATCCATATCCATTGTATTATGGACGAAACAAGAATCCGTAGCAAAATTCTGATACTTTTCAACCGTAACATCGTAAACTTCTATTTCTCCTATATATTCAATATCAACAATTTTGTGATTAAGAGATGATTCTATATAATTTTTAAATGATTTCCACTCAATGTTATTTTTCTTCAAACGACTCTGTAGAACCGAATAATCACAATTTAAATCTTTAACTAATCCCCAAGATGTTAATTTTCCGTGTTGTTTGTAATAATTTAACGCTTTAATTTTTAATATATCAATTGTTAAATCATCTCTATATTTCGGATTGTTTTTTTCCGTTTGATCTCTATTAACAAATATTTCTTTTAAAGTATTAGATCTTTTATCATTTGATTCAATGGAATGTTGTTTTCCATAGAAAGGATTGTTTATACCAACTCGTTCTCCGTTCCATCTGTGAAATTTTCTATTTTTATATCCAGTTGAATTTTTGATCTTTTCCAACGTATTTTGTTTATTTTCAACCGACCATATAATTTTATTATTTAATTCCGCGTGAAATTTTCTATGATCAGAATCTAACATTATATGTAAATTCTCTGGAAGATTGTTTGTTTTATCAAAATTTTTATGATGAACAACTTCGTTGGAACTTAATTCCCGATTAAATTGTTCGGCGACTATTTTATGTTCTGTTTGCCATCCTTTACTAAAATTATACAAACTTCTATATCCATTGTTGTAGAAATCTTTTTGATAAAAAGGCATCACAGACTCGCCAATTGATAGATCTTCTAATTTTTTATATTCTCCATTTCTCATTAAAAATGGATGTCCGGCACTTCCTATTATGAATTGTCCATTGTCAAAAATTACTTTCCAACACTTTCTAGGACCGCCTTCTTTCTTTCTAGGATGATATGCTTTACCTAATTTTACACTGTCAGTTTCGTGATCGTATGAAAATACATAAAATCTTTCTTGGGGTTTATCTTTATATCTCTCCGTTAGTTCAGCTATAGTTGGTTTAGTACCATCTGGTAGAGGTATGATTGTATCAGGACCAACACAGTCATAATCACGAAATAGTTCTACACGACTGCTTTGATATGATAAATTGAAATCTCTTGTATATTGATTATATGAAGTGGTGCGTAATCTATTAAAACGGTCTCTTAAACTATTACGATCTGTAGCATACTGAATTTCATCAGTATCAATAACCTTTAATTTTTTACCGCCAATATTACGAACAATTACATCATTTGAAAACAAACGTTTCAAACGTGCAAATAACGAACGATTTTTTAATTCTTGAAATGATTGATCTGACATATTATTCTAATATATAAGTATTTACATCAACCAAGTTAAACTTTCTTTTTTATCATTAACAGTGAAATCCATTGTTTTATGATGATCAGCGATACCACTCACGTCTCTATGAAAAGTAACCGGACTTGAAACTTTTGATATTTTCGATACCATTGCTTTATTATAAGATATTTGTTCATTTCTAAGCTTTAAAGCAGTTTCACGTACCCACAATCCTATACCCAATGACATAACCAAATCGTCGTTATATCCTCTCATAGCTTCGGCTTTATGACCGTTCCAAATGAAAACATTTAACTCTTCATATAATCGTTTTGATTTCATGACGACGAGTTTTTCACGAAAAAAAGATTCCAGTTTACTAACAACAAGTGGTCTGTTTTTACTTGTTGTTGTAAAGCCAGCTACTAATTTTTTATCAGCCGAATTTAATTTATTAGTATATGTTTTTTCCACATCAACAACCGTCAAATCAGACGCACTATAAAATGTATTTTGATAATCTCTATCAATAATTTGTTGTAGTGTGGCCCATCCCACATTGTTATTTTCTACAACAAGCAATGCGTTATTGTACTCTGTCGCCACACTCACCAGTAAATTACCATAATCTTTTGTAGTTAATTGTCCCTTATATTCAGCAACCTGTTCCATAGTTTCAATATCTAATACGTGAAACGCACTAAAATCTCCGCCATCTCCTCTAGCACAGTCTGCTGTTAATATGTAGTTTTTACTATAATTTGGATAATCCCAGATCCATAGATCTTGATTGTTACCCCGTTTTTCCACGGGATCTTTTAGATGAGTTTGTCTATAAAATTCAAGAACTTCTACACTTACCACTTGATTACCGGATGTACTGAAATCGCAGTCACATTCTTGAGCCGCTCCTTTTACTCCTGATAATTCGGTTTGTTTATCTCTCCATGATTGATCTCTTTCTGGATGTAAATGCCATGGTAATCTAATAGTCTTGAAGTCTCTGTTCTTACCTTCATCGGCTTCAACCCACGTTTTATGAAAGAAGTTACCTACGCCGTTTGGCGTGCTTAATATGATAGCTCTACCACCAGTAGATAATGTATATTGAGCAGATAACCAAATTTCCTCAATGCCATCGATAAATGCAGCTTCGTCAATGATTAGTAATGAGAGTGCTGATGAACGACCTGCTGTACCAGCAGATGAAACCGCTTTGATTTGAGATCCGTTCTTCAATCGCAATGATAATCTATTATCTTCTACACATGGAACTTTTAACCAACTTGGAAGATTGTCATTTGCAAATCTTACCTTAGTGACAATTTCTTTCGCTGTTTCTTGGGTAATACTAATACAAAGAATGTTCTTATCATTATGAAATGTCATTAACCACAAACTATAAGCTGCTGTAAGAGTACTGATACCCATCTGACGACTCTTAAGAACAATGTTTAATTGATTATCAACGAAGTTTTGTAAAGCATCTTCTTGAAATGGATATAGTTCGAATCCAACAGTACCTCTAATAGGATGTTGAATCTTAACATACTTCTTCATGAAGTATATAGGATCTTCTATACACTTCTTATATTCACTTTTTATTATTTCTCTTAGACTTGGCTGACTCATATTTTTCGTCGTACTCTTTTATTTTAGCATTGATGTCTATCAATCCGTCGTTAATTTTTACCAAATCATTAGTCACATCTTCTAATATTTTAGTATAATCTTGGATACCTTCCCATCTTTCAAACGAACCGTCTTCTTCTAAAAATTCAACGGGTTTACCTTGATTTTCATGACAAAATTTTTGACTTTCTTCAAATTTTCTTTTATATTCTTCTAGAATACTACGTTCATTTTTTAAATCCTGTAGTTCATTGTAGACATCAAACACACCCATCAGTTTAAGATCAGTTTGAAATTTTGTAAAACAATCATAACACATCGTTGTTTTGGGCCAAACACGATCATCTAAATAATTACCCCATCGAACATCCATATTACAACATTTACAACGTTGTTCGTTAATAATCGTAGCCCGTTTTGAAACTCTACGTTTGCTTTTATTCTTCCAAACCCATTTGCGCCCTTGACTATCCTCCCATTCTTCACCTTCTTTGCGTTTATTGTTCTCCAAATTGGCATCGTAGCCAATAGTTGTAAACGGGCGTTCGCCGCTAAGATAGTCTTTTACAATCGACAAATTGCTTTTACCTGATGCTTTCTTCATAACAAATATGTATTTAATTTATTTCTTAAACTTACTTCCAAGACCTTTTATAATAAAACTTCCTGTAATTTTAAATGGACTGTTACTAATACTACTATCTCTCACAACTATACCTTCGTGTTTATCCAGATCTCCGATTTCACTGGTAGCACTTTTTAATATTTCATCTCCCAATTTAATTGTGGTTAAATAAACAATGGTATCAGTAATTATTTTGTTTAAATCTATATTAGGCAAATCTTGACTAATATTCTTACTATCAACCGCTTTTAAAAATTGTTCTCTCGTAATTAGTGGAGTAGTAAACTTTAATCCTTTTAACCAGTCTTTTAAAGACTTAGTTACAGCTTCCCCCGTAGGATACAATGTAACTGATTGCGTCAAAACACTCGCTAGGTTTGGTTTTGATTTGAAAGTAGTATCAACACTACCCAATACCTTAAAACCACTCTTCATAGCAACCACATTTAATTTGTTTATATAAGATTGCATAGCTGTTTTATCATACGGTATTTCAACAGCTTCTCTTGATTTAACACTTCCGTC